GGTTCCTGCAAGTAAGTTTACGCGTAGGAAAATTACTGCGAACGAAAAGCAGGAAGAGCTGGTTGGACTTGATACTACTATTGATTGGAAAAATACAGGTGATAACAGCTATGACGGTGAAAAGCTTAATCTGTTAGTACACGATGAAAGTGGTAAGTGGGAAAGGCCTGACAATATACTTAATAACTGGCGAGTAACTAAAACTTGTTTAAGATTAGGTGCGCGTGTAGTTGGTAAATGTATGATGGGCTCAACCAGCAACTCGCTAGACAAAGGTGGTGATAACTTTAAAAAGCTTTACAATGATTCAGACGTTAAGAGTAGAAACCGCAATGGACAAACAAAGTCTGGTTTATATTCTTTGTTTATACCAATGGAATGGAACTTTGAAGGATTTATTGACAGATACGGACAGCCTGTATTTAATACGCCAAGTCATGATGTGTACGGACCAGACGGTGAACTAATTGATATTGGAGTTATAGATCACTGGGAAAACGAATCTCAAGGATTAAAAGAAGATCAAGACGCTTTAAATGAATTTTATCGTCAGTTTCCAAGAACAGAAGAACACGCGTTTAGAGATGAAACAAAAAATAGTTTATTTAATTTAGCAAAAATATATGAGCAAATAGACTATAATGAAGGCAATAGAAACTCTTCTGTAGTTACTCAAGGCGCTTTTCAATGGACCAATGGAGTAAAAGATACTCAAGTTGTGTTTCACCCAGATCCTAATGGTAGGTTTAAAGTTAGCTGGATTCCTGATAGAAATTTACAAAACCGAGTAATACTTAAAAATGGAATAAAATATCCTGGAAATGAACACATGGGTGCCTTTGGCTGCGATAGTTATGATATTAGTGGTACTGTTGATGGTAGAGGATCTAACGGATCTCTTCATGGATTAACTAAATTTAGCATGGACAATGCTCCAGTAAACCAGCTTTTTTTAGAATATATAGCTAGACCACAGACCGCTGAAATATTTTTTGAAGATGTTCTTATGGCTTGTATCTTTTATGGGATGCCATTGTTAGCAGAGAATAATAAACCAAGATTACTTTATTATTTTAAGCGAAGAGGCTATAGAGGATTTAGCATGAATAGACCAGACAAAATATGGAGTAAGCTTTCAACAACTGAAAAAGAAATAGGTGGTATACCTAACTCTAGTGAAGATATAAAGCAAGCTCATGCCGCTGCTATTGAAATGTATATCAACGATCATGTTGGCCACTTGCAAGATGGCAATTATGGTAGCGTTTATTTTAATGAAACGTTAAATGATTGGGCAAAATTTGATATAAACAAAAGAACGAAACACGATGCTTCTATAAGCTCAGGTTTAGCGATCATGGCTTGCAACAAAAACTTATACAGACCAACAGCTAGTAGAACAAAACAAAAAATAAACCTAGGTATAGCTAAATATAAGAACGACGGCTTTACTTCTAAAATAATAAAATAAATATGGCATATTCTAGTAATAGTTATTTTCCAAGCCAAGTAGTAAGCGATATAGAAAAAGTTAGCTACGAATATGGTTTGAAAGTAGCAAAAGCTATAGAAAGCGAATGGTATGGTGATAACACTTCTCATAGAGGGTCTAGCTATAACATGCACGGTCATAGTCAAAGAAACTTTCACAATTTAAGACTATACGCTAGAGGAGAACAGTCTATACAAAAGTACAAAGACGAGCTTTCTATAAACGGTGATTTAAGCTACTTAAACTTAGATTGGAAGCCTGTGCCAATAATACCTAAGTTTGTAGATATTGTTGTTAACGGTATATCTGAAAGAACTTACGATATTAAAGCTTACTCTCAAGATCCTTATGGAGTTACTTTAAGAACTGAATACATGGAGTCTGTACTTAAAGATATGAAGACTCAAGAGTTTAACGATTACGTAGGTAAAGCCTTTGGATTAAATATGTACGAAAATGATCCTTCTACTTTACCTAAAACTCAAGATGAACTTAAGCTACACATGCAGCTTTCTTATAAGCAAGCTATAGAGCTAGCTGAAGAACAAGCGTTGAGAGTATTGTTTGATGGCAATAAGTACGAGCTTACTAGAAAAAGGTTTTATTACGACTTAACAGTGCTAGGTATTGGTGCTGTAAAAACAAACTTTAACACTTCTGAAGGTATTACTATAGATTATGTTGACCCAGCTGACTTAGTTTACTCTTATACTGAGTCGCCTTATTTTGATGACATATATTATGTTGGAGAAGTAAAGTCTATACCTGTTAACGAACTAGTTAAGCAGTTTCCACATTTAACACAGCAAGACTTAGAAGAAATACAAAAAGGCCCTAATAAAAAGCCTGACAACTACTCTAACGAAAAAGAAGACACAAACAAAATTAAAGTTCTTTACTTTAATTATAAGACATATATGAACCAAGTTTACAAGTTAAAAGAAACAGGTTCAGGCATGCAAAAAGCTATTGAAAAAGACGATACGTTTAATCCACCAGAAAATGCTGAAAACTTTTCTAAACTACAAAAAAACGTAGAGTGTTTGTATGAAGGTGCTTTAATTTTAGGTACTGACAAGCTTTTAAAATGGGAGATGTCAAAAAACATGATGAGACCAAAAAGCGACTATACTAAAGTTAAAATGAATTATAGTATTGTTGCTCCTCGTATGTACAAAGGCCGTATAGAGTCTTTAGTTAGTCGTATAACTGGTTTTGCTGATATGATACAGCTAACTCATTTAAAGCTGCAACAAGTAATGTCACGTATGGTACCAGATGGTGTTTATCTAGACGCAGACGGTTTAGCTGAAGTAGATTTAGGTAATGGCACTAATTATAATCCGCAAGAGGCTTTAAACATGTTCTTCCAAACAGGTTCTGTTATTGGTAGATCAATGACAGCTGATGGTGATATAAATCCTGGCAAAGTTCCTATACAAGAAATAAGAAGTAGTAGCGGCGGAGGCAAGATGCAAAGCTTAATAGCTAACTACAACTACTACTTGCAAATGATTAGAGACACTACCGGATTAAACGAAGCTAGAGATGGTAGTACTCCAGATGCGAACGCTTTAGTTGGCATACAAAAATTAGCAGCAGCTAATTCAAATACAGCAACAAGACATATTCTTCAAGCTGGTTTATATTTGTCAAGTGACGTTGCTGAGTCTTTATGCCTTAGAATATCAGATGTCATAGAGTATTCTCCAACTAGAGATGCTTTTATAGAAGCTATAGGATCTCATAATGTAGGTACTTTAGAAGAGCTTAGTAATCTTCATCTTTATGATTTTGGAATATTCTTAGAGCTTGCTCCAGACGAAGAAGAAAAAGCATTGCTTGAAAATAATATACAACAAGTGTTATCTCAAAAGAATATAAATTTAGAAGACGCTATAGATATTAGAGAAATAAGAAACGTTAGTCTTGCTAATCAGTTATTAAAAATAAGAAGAAAAGATAAGTTGAAGCAAGATCAACAAATGCAAGAAAGAAACATACAACTTCAAACACAATCTAACACTCAGGCAGCCCAAAACGCTGCTCAGCTTGAAGCGCAAAAAGAACAAGTTATGGCTCAAACAAAAGCTCAGCTTGCTCAACTACAAGGACAATTAGATGCTCAAAAATTAAATCAAGAGGCTCAAGTTAAAAAAGAGCTTATGCAGTTAGAGTTTCAAATGAACATGCAGCTTAAGCAAGTGGAAGCTGAAACATTAAAGAGCAAAGAAAAACAAAAAGAAGATAGAAAAGACGAAAGAACTAAAATACAAGCGTCGCAACAGAGCGAGCTTATTGATCAAAGAAAAACAGGTGGTGCACCTAAAAACTTTGAGTCAGCAGGTAATGATACACTTGGTGGATTTGACTTAGGTGGATTTGATCCTAGATAATTACTAATTTATATTTTATATTATGGAAGAAAATGAAAACGTAGTTGAAGAAGCTACACAAGAAGAAACTACACAAGAACAAGTTGTTGATGAAAGTAAGTTTAAAAGCGCTGGAGATGACAATGTTATTAAAGTAGATTTAAACAAACCAATAGATGACAATGAAAACCAAGAAGAAACAACGGAACCAGAAGCTGATGGAAGTGGAACTGACGACTCACGAGTGGTTGCAAGCGATGAAAGTACCGCTGCCACAGAAGAGCAAGAAGACGTACAGCCGCAAGCAGAAACACAAGAACTTGAAGAAGTTTTAGAAGAGGTTACCGAAGAATCAACTGAAGAGGTTAAAGAGCTAGCTGAAGAAGTACAAGAAGCTGTAAACGAAGCTCAACAGACCGGCGAAGATTTACCAGAAAATATTCAGAAGTTAATAGACTTTATGAACGAAACTGGAGGATCACTTCAAGATTATGTTGATTTAAACAGAGATTACTCTGAGCTAGACAATTTAACAGCTTTAACAGAGTACTATAGAGTTACAAAGCCACATTTGTCGGCTGATGAAATAGACTTTTTAATTGAAGATCAGTTTAACTTTGACGAAGAAGTAGACGATGAAAAAGATATTAAAAAGAAAAAGATAGCGCTAAAAGAGCAAGTTGCCAGTGCTAAAGCCTACTTAGACGGGCAAAAGTCTAAATATTACGAAGAGATTAAAGCAGGATCACGCTTAACGCCTGAACAGCAAAAAGCTTGGGACTTTTTTAATCGATATAACAAGGAATCTGAGGAAAATCAAAAAGTAGCAGAAAACGCTAAACTTAAATTTAACAAGAAGACTGATGAAGTCTTTAACGACAAGTTCAAAGGTTTTGAATATAATGTCGGAGACAAAAAGTATAGGTTTAACGTTAAGGATGCTGAAAAGGTTAAGACAACTCAAAGCGACATTAATAACTTTGTTAAAAAGTTTTTGAACGAAGATAATACAATGTCAGATGCTAAGGGTTATCATAAATCTTTATTTACAGCAATGAATCCTGATGTTGTTGCTAAGCACTTTTATGAGCAAGGTAAAGCCGATGCTCTCAAGGAGAGTGTCGCAAAAAGCAAAAATGTAAGCATGAGTCCAAGACAGTCTCATGGTGAAGTAGAAGCTGGCGGCTTAAAGTTTAGAGTGTTAGGTGAAAGTTCCAATGATTTTAAGTTTAAAATTAAAAACAAAAAATAATTATTAACGCTTAAATTAAAAAATTATGGCTATTACTAATGGACCATTGTTAAACAGCATAGCTGCTCCACAGCAGCAAACGCTTGCTAGCAATTACATTGACTTTACGGGCGCAGGAAATGACTGGGCTCAACAATACTTGCCAGAACTTATGGAAAAAGAAGCTGAGGTTTTTGGAAACAGAACTATCTCAGGATTTCTTTCTCAAGTAGGTGCTGAAGAGGCTATGACATCTGATCAAGTTGTCTGGTCTGAACAATCACGTTTACACTTATCTTATATCGGAACTATTGACGCTGATGGAGATGTTAACGGTACTTTTACTGTAGTATCTGACATTGACGGAAATATTGCTGGTGATGGATTTGTTGTAGCTAATCACGGTATTAGAACTAACGACACTGTATTAATCGCGCAAGCGGGTGTTGTTGTTAAAGCTCTTATCGTTGAAACTCCAGAATCTGCTGTTGTAAGCTTCGAGCCTTATTCAGAGGCTACAGGTGCTGCTGCAGGACTTTCTGATGGAACTGCTACTTTATTAGTTATCGGCTCTGAGTACGGTAAAGGTCAAGAGTACACTGATAATACTGGTACTTTTAGATCAAACAAAAGAACAGCTCTTACTCCTACTTTCAAATCATTTACTAACAAGCCAATCATATTAAAAGATTACTATGAGATCTCTGGATCTGATGCTGCTCAAATTGGTTGGGTTGAAGTTTCTGGTGAAGAAGGACAAAGCGGTTACTTCTGGTACTTGAAAGCTGAAGGTGATACTAGAGCTCGTTTTACTGACTACTTAGAAATGTCTATGTTAGAAGGTGAGTTAACAGTTGCTAACTCTATCATCGGCTTTGGTGACGATGGACAAATTAGAGGCGCTGCTGATTCTGGTGCTAGTGGTTCTGGTACTGAAGGCTTATTCGCTGCTATTGAATCAAGAGGTAATATTACTTCTGGTGTAACTGGTGTAAACCCTGCTACTGACTTAGCTGAGTTTGACGCTATCTTAGCAGAGTTTGATAAGCAAGGTGCTATTGAAGAAAACATGTTATTCGTTAACCGTGCTACAAGCTTGGCTATGGACGATATGTTAGCTTCAATGAACTCTTACGGAGCTGGCGGTACATCTTACGGTGTATTTGACAACTCTGAAGATATGGCGCTAAACTTAGGCTTTTCTGGTTTCCGTAGAGGATCTTACGACTTTTACAAGTCTGACTTCCGTTACTTAAACGACAAAGCTACACGTGGTGGTATTAATGACAGAGCAGGTAGCGCAGCTATCCGTGGAGTTATTATCCCAGCTGGTGTATCTTCTGTTTACGATCAAGCTTTAGGAAAGAACCTTAAGCGTCCTTTCTTACACGTACGTTATAGAGCTTCTCAAACTGATGACCGAAGAATGAAAACTTGGGTTACTGGTTCTGTTGGAGCTACTACATCTGCGCTTGATGCAATGCAAGTTCACTACTTATCTGAAAGATGTTTAGTGACACAAGCTGCTAACAACTTCATGTTGATGAAGTAAATCAATTATGGTCGAGGGCTACGGCCCTCGATCTTTTTTATTAATTTTTATTATATTATATCATGGCAAAAAAACAAGCTAAAAAGGTTGAAGTAGCACCTGAAGTAAAAGCTACTAATGAAATGAAACCTGTTACTATTGAAGAGACTGTTGTTGAACAAGCTCCAGTTATAGAAAAACCAAAAAGAGTTGAGAAAAAATTTAAAACTCTTGAAGATGGTTGGGAAATAAAAAATAGAATATATAGGTTAAAAGGAAATAAAAGACCGTTGTCAAGATCTATCAGATCTGCAAACATACATTGGTTTGATGAAGAAAAAGGGTACGAAAGAGAACTTAAGTATTGTCAAAATCAAAAAACAGTTTTTGTAGATGAAATGAAAGGCGACCAAAGATTAGA